TTTAACCAGTTGCTGATAGGAAGTGCAGTCAGTGGCAGCGTGATAGATGCTCTCATCATTAGCAATCCAGAGAGCAACATTCCAGGTTTCCCAGTTTGCCCATCCGTTGAAAGTTTGAGTGCTCATTGTTGTTCAGGCGTGAATTTGGGGAAGTTCGATCAGATTCAATTTCGCTCTCTTCATCATTCCACCGTGCCCAAAGATGAGGAAGTAGATGACAAACAAGAGCGAAGTTGTTCTAGTTTTCAAGCGGTGAAATCAGTGAAACTCAGGTGTCTCTCAACCCCTGATGTAATCAGTGTAGGGCATCAGGGGGCGCTGCGGGAGAAGAGTGTGCCACTTTGAGAACTGGGCAAAGGAAGGGGATCTGGGTATATCTGGGGCGTAATGTTGCCCTGTTGATTGCGAACCACATTGATGGAAGTTTGCTGGATTGACCTCATTCCATTGTCTAGGATTGGAGCAATGGAGCTAAACCCCACCGATGACATTGCGCCACCAAATATAACTCCCAGAATGAAAGATTTCATTTGCGGAGAGGCGAACCGTAGTAGCGGCGGAATGCTGTTACGATGATAATGAAGGTGGAGATGACACCAACTAGACCCAGGAGAGTAACAGTATCACCGTTGAAATCGTATGTTTCAGGTGTCACGTTTGCCAGCGAATGATTGAAGTGATGGCGAAGAATAATAGAGGCAAAGGTCATCAGTTACGGTCCTCAACTTCGGTCACTACAGTTCCATTCACCAGGTATTCAGTTTGAATCACATTGGGAGCGATTTCCTTCTGCCCAATGATAAGAGCAACAGCAAGAAGAGTTTCAATCATTTTCAGTAGTCGTAGTTGGCGTTCAGGTAACCATTCATATCGAAATCTTTGGAATCAGACATCTCTGGAATGTCAAAGATTTCACCAGGAGCATCCTGAATTTCAAACCAGATGTCGGTGTCGATAGTGTCGAAATCCATTGCGTTTTTCAGAACAAAGTTAGTATGGCACGGAATGAGGGGCAGCAGGGGGTTTAGTGTGCGCTTTATAGAGTGGCACAGACCCCTGTAGGATCGCCCGGAAGGTGTGTCTAAGGTGCTCAAAGTGTCAGAGCACCAGACAACACTTTTCAGAGGAATTCTGCCATCAAATAGTCAACAGTAATCTCCAATTCTGCTGCCATTCGTTCTAACTCTTGGTCAACAATAGTAGCTCGGTGAGTTCCATCAATAGCACCATTCTTTTGCTCTTCGTGTTCAATGAAAAGGTCTGCAGTTTCGTTGGTCACTTGACACATCCTCCAGAATGTGAGTAGAATAGGTTTGTCAGAGATAAGATAAAGTGTAGTCTCTAAGGAAACACTTGAGTGTAAAGAGTGCCCGTAGAGTTGTAATAGAGGTCTACAGGTCGTTGATACTCTTCAGCAAGATTGTATGCCAGATCGTATGCTTCATCAGCGTCACAGGTAGTGTTCTCCCAAGGGGCAGCATCACAACGAACATCAATACGCATTTTGAAAAAAGATAAAGGGGAAAAAGTCAGGCAACAGCGAGGGCAGATTCCATCACAATCTCCCGAACATCCATCCGAGTGTAATCATAACCCTCCTGCTCTTCAAGGCGCACGACATAAGCGTTAGCAGTGGAGAGGCAGTCAAACAAGCGGAGCGATTCGAAGTCTTCACCTTCATAATCCCAACCACCGATCACAGCATAAACTTTGTTCATTTGCTCCGTTTCCGTTTGATGTCCTTAGTATGGCAGGTCTTGGGGGGAACCTCAAGGGGTCTTGTGCCACTCCCTCAGGCGGCACACTGAAAGCGCCCGCTGTTGAAATTGTGATAGGAAAAGCACTCACGATTGACCAGTTTGAACATACCGAACTCATTGGAGAGAACGTATCCTTCTGCATCAATTCGGTTGTATCCGATGTAAGCAGCAGGACCATCATTGCGGCAGAGGTACAAACAATCGTCTTTGATGCTCTTCACCAGTGCCCACAAACGGATGAGGTTAGGGTCACAATCGAACTCATTTACGCTCTCCGTGCTAATCTGTTCGCCAGCACGAATACGGGCATTGAGTTGTTGCTTAATCTTTGCTGCTTCCTTGTCAGAAACAAAGGTCACAGCAGTTGCCATCTGGCGGGCAAACTGGCAGATCTCTTCTACATCAGCAAAGGAAGTTTGACCATACTGAATGTAAGCATTGGGTTTCACAAACAGGCAGTCATCGGTGCTCTGCAGATTCACCATCAGAGGCAGTGCCCAACTATCACGAAGATCGTCGTTTGCTTCATACACAGTGTGCGGAGCAATGATAACTTTCTGCTCTACGCTTTCAGGAAAGACGTAAGTGATCGTGTTGGGGCAAAAAGTATCACTGCCGCCAAAACCAATAAAGTCGCCTTGAACGATAGCATCGGTGCGAGGTAGACAATCAAAGCAAGCGTGAAGAATAGTCGCAACTTCACCTTGATAGAAGAGGTCAATTTCTTCATGATTGTGGGCGATACGGATTTTCTTTTTGTTGAAAACTGCTTTAGTTCCTACAAAGAACTCACCGTTAGCAGGGTCAACTCCCCACACGATTGCGGGAGCACCATCAATCTTAACGCTGAGAGTTCCTGCAGCAGTGAACCAATCCAGAACAGAAAGATCACCATTCAGAATAGAATCTTCGGGGTGTTCGAGGTGGGTGTTTTTCATTCCATTAGTATGGCACGGAATCAGGGGGAACTCAAGGGGTCTTGTGCCAGTTCCTAGACTGGCACACACGGAAGTGTTACTTTACTTGTTTTGATATCATAGACCCTTAAGCGTTTGCGTCCAACGTCGTTAGGATTAAAAACCTGCTCAATCTTTGCTCTCTTGGTTCTAATTCCATTATCAGGATTGCAAAGCATTCTAAAAGCGTGGCGGAACGAATAGGTGTCGGGAAATAAAACGAAAGACACCAATTCATTCTTGCGGCGGGTTAACCTTGTGACTTTAAGAATCATGATCAGAAAATAGTTGGTGAAATCTAATCAACAAATGTAGTATGGCAGGGATTGGCGAGGATCTCAAGCGGTCTTGTGCCACTTCCCGGATTGGCACATGAGTTCTTATAAAAAAGAGCAGGACACCACTCCTGCTCTTATAACCCACCTACCAACTATTTTTATGAATATTATTATCTTTCATACGTGGGTGATGATGTTCTCAAATCACCCAATAGGAGCGGGGAGACTTGAACTCCCACGGGCAAAAGCCCAACAGATTTTAAGTCTGGTGTGTCTACCGATTCCACCACGCTCCCTTAAAGATACCCCCGAAGGGGTATCAAACTCTTCAGATATCGCTGAAGATATAAACGCTACGATAACCATCTTCGCAGGCAGTGAAGTCATAACGAAGGTTGTTATCGTAGGTTGCTTCCCAATCAACTACAACGTGAGAGGGAACATCACCATAGACATCATTGGTGAATTGTTCAGCGAAATCAGCGGTGCTTTCGTATTCACCACGGAAACGCTCATCGCAATCTTCGATACAATCAAGACCCATCTCTTTGATCAGGGCATCAACTGCATCGTAACCAATTGCTTCACCACAACGGCAATACTCTTCATAGTAGGATACGAAATCCTCTTCAGAGTAAGCATCAACGAACTCCAGAATATCATCCAGAGCATAGTTGTCTTCCAGCAACTCATCGATCTTCTCTACAGTTTGAGCAGCGAAGATTTCTTTGTAGTTGGCAGTCAAGGTCACGGACATTTGGTGTTTTTTGGTAACGAAGTTATCTTAGGATGGATTGGGGTCCTTGTCAACCCCCTTGTGCCACTTAGTCAGGTGTCACATCTTCCAGCAGATCGGGATAGTATTCGATAACTTCATTGCGAAGTTCGTTATCACTATACTTTTGATAACCCTCATCCAGGTAGTCATAACAGAGTTGGGTCATTGTCTTGAGATCCATGTCATCCAACATCTGCTGAATGAGTTGATCTTGAAGTTCAGTGCGGTTCATAATCAGAAACGAATGATAGGGTGGTCTACATCAAGCACCTGACATTCATCAGTTGCAAACACTAACTCAACAGATGCTTGATAATACTCATCTTCATCATCTTCAGAACAAATAGCAACATCACAATTCAGTTGTTCTTCGTTGAGTTGTTGTAACTGTTGCAGGAGTTCTTTGTAGGTCATTTGAGAACGTAACGAAAGTCGATTGAGTTAATGCACCAACCAGAAGCAGCAGAAACTTCTTCACAAAGTTCATACGAAACCTCTGCATCATCGGCATCTTGAGTAACTTCTAACTCAAAGATTTGCCCAACATAACCATTCTGAAGTTGCTTTTGTAGCATTTCAGGATCATCAAGTTCCCACGCATCTTCATCATCGAGCGTAAGATCAAAATCAATGTTGGTGATCTGAACTGAACGAATCATTCGATTTCTCAGGAACAAACGTAGTATGGCACGGATTCGGGGGGAACTCAATCCCCCTTGTGCCACTTCTCAAACCGTCACAAAGAGTACTTTATCAGGGGCACGGTAGATGTTATCACCGAACCAAACTTCGAGGCGAATGTTGTTACCATAGAATTCAGTCCGAATGCCATGGCGAAGGAAACCATTGGTGGTAGTATACTTCGAAGTCAGGTAGCGATTGTTCATACCAACCTCGTCGTAGGTTTTGTCTTTGTTCTGACGAGTGCAGATAATCTTCATTCGGTGAATTTCTCAGGTATGAAAGTAGAATACCACCAATCAGCGGCGTTTGGTAGTTTTCTGTGCCACTTTCACAACTGGCACATCGGTATTAATCTGTGCCTGCAATTGATCCAAAATATTGTCAACGAACTGCAGCACAGTTTGCATCATCTTTCGGGTCTTTTCAGGTCCATTGTTGTCTTTATAAGCACGAACCAGAAACTGCACAGTTCCCACAACAATTGCGGAAATAGTGGCAATATTTAAAACCAGGGTTTGGTAGAATTTAGAAGCGAAGAGTTTCATAAGATCAGGAGTGGGAGGAGAAAGTGTAGAGAATTTTTCAACCACGAATGAACAATAACCCATCGATCGGCAGATATCAACCCCTCTTGTGCCACTTCCCCAACTGGCATATCATTATACCCAGACGCCAAAAAACCCTCATATTCTTGACATCTTTTCAAGAA